ATAATCTCACTGTTCATGAAACGATAATCATTTCTAAAGTCTTTAGCGGCATTCTCAAAGTGCAGACTAGTTGGAATTTCAACTCCGTTACGTTCTTGTCTAACAACTTCAATGTTAGCACCTTCTTTGTATTCTGGGTTTTTTAAGTGTAAGGCTAACTTGTCTAAGTTAGGCATACCAAAAACACCGTCAAATTCAGCGACTGGTTTGTGTGTCTTAGCAGTGACAATAACACTGCGGTCTTCAGCCATAGATTCAATTACGGTATCTTTATCACCGGTAATCTTAACTAGTGGCAAAAAGCCTAAGCTGTGTGTATGTCCTACGAGGTCTTTTAAAATATCTTGCATGATTGTTTCCTTTGTTGTATAGTATATAGGTTTTTATGTTAGAAGTCAAATAATTTATTGAAAGTATTTGTCTGTTCGGTTGATCTAATATCCCAATTAAGTACGCCAATTAGATTTTCTAACTTATTGTCAATAATTGTAGATTCCATTTCCTCGTGATTAAAAGGTAAATCTTTAAACCATTTGGGTAAGCGTAGTTCATCAACCGGATAAGCTACACTGGTAAATCCTAACGGATTGTCTTTTAGTTTACAGACAATAACTTTGGCACCGTCTGTAACCTGCATTGAGTATTTGTCGTCATACATTCTACGTAATGTATTCCAGTTAAGACTTGCTCGAACATGTCCGGGCATATTAGTCTTGCCGTTCTTTTCTTCTTTACCTTGATAGGCAGTAATATTGTTAGCACGTTTGGGGCTACCTTTCTCCCAACCTGGACGGGCTTTGAAGTTAGTACGGAATTCAGTAATATGATCTAGTACCTGTTCTTCAGTAAAACCTGTTAAGACTTTCTCCAATACATCACTTAAAAAGTTTTGAATAAATTCTGGCGTATCACTACGTTTCAGATCCAAGCCCATGGCCTTGATCTTACCTGGCTTACCTTCTACATCAAGCCGTTTGCCTTCTTTATCATAGTAAAGAACTGCATAACGTTTTTTAGTAATAAACAATGATTTACTACCAACAATTTCTCGACCTGCCTTGATAACTTCGCCACGTGACTTTGGCGTATGAAATGCATCCAGCATAAACTGAGGAAATGTTGTATTGACCTCGTCTGCAATTTGATCGTAAAGTTGAATTACAGTTTCTTTTGTCCACGGAAGTTTACCAGTGTCAATTTCTTTTTTAAGCGTTTTATAAGCAGAAAAATAACAGCTATCAGTGTCACCGTAGATAATAGCTTTACCTACGTGATTATTATCTCCTGTAATGATTTCATTAACTTTGCCAGCCATGTGACGAGCAATAGCACGACCTGTTAAGGTAGTTGACTGCCCAATACGCTTGTCAAAGAATCTACATCCGGGATTGAGAATCGCACCATACAAGCTATTAAGATTAATCTTCTTAACTAGCTGACGCTTGTCCCAATATTCTTCTTCAACTTTATTACCTGCTTTGATACAATCTTTAAGTTTAGCCTGCATCTCTTTACGTTCAGCATACCAACGCTTTAGTAGTCCAGGAATAATACCTTCTTTCTCGTAAGTAAAAATAGTACCATTTGCACTTAGAATAAATGGTTGATTACTTTCAAAAATTAATTGATATACTTCGGCAGCACTTGAAACATCAACGTTACCGCCTTCCCAGTCAATTGTAATTTCAGTACCAATTTCTTTATTCATAACAGCAGTATATTCTACACTGCCAAACATTCCTTCCCATGCTGCCGCAAACGACTTTCCTTTAGTAGTTAAGTTATCAATATAATCCTGTGTCATTGTTTGACGCAGTTGTCCCACAATAGTTTCTGGACCCATGTTAAGTGCTCTAATAGCTGACGGATACAGACTGTTAATGTCTAACGAACCAATCCAGTCATGAATACCTTCTTTAGGATATGCAACATACGCACCTGCCGCACCTTCATTGTCTTCTCGTTCCTCCATTTTAGTTCTATTGGGAACTTGGAATCCTCTACGATGACATTCGTTAATAATAGCCTGTTCTGTAACAGCTACAGCACCCATTGTTGTCTGTAGCAATACTGTACACTCATGTGCTAGTTTATTACTTAGGTCAATAAACTTTAGTTTTTTATCTAGTTTGTCAAGTAACGCACAGTCTTGTCTGTTGTATTCAATAAACTTTTTAAAATCATTGTTGTACAGTTGATCCAGTGTGCCTTCGTAAACAGTCTTAGACTCACCAATCTCTGCTTCGCCGATAGCATCTAGTCGATAAGTGTGTCGTTCTTCATAGGTATACTTACGATATAGTTCAAGACTATCTAAGTGTACACGACCATGTAAGTCATATGTAGTAGCAGTTTTGCCATATTTCTCATACTCACGCTTCTTGGGAAATTGGTCCCACAAGCAGAGTCTACGTGTGTCGTCTTTGCTTAGTACCTTAGTGATACGATTAACAGTATAGGGCATATCAAAGCCTTCGCTATTCCAACCACTTAGAATGTCTGCGTCTTGTATTAGATTCAAGAACGTGTCTAACATATCTGCTTCGTTGTCAAAGATATGTGTATTAGGAAACTCTTTAACGAGTTCCTCAGCTTCTTTAATGCTCATGCCTTTTGGAGGAATTGCCAAACAGACCATAGTCTCTAACCATTGCAGGTAGACAGCAATAGCAGTAATTGGCATAAATGCGTCCTCTGGACTTGCATATCCACGTTCTGGATCGAAGTCTACCTCAATATCCCAAAAAGCTACATTGAGCTTTGGTGCATCTTGATTAAGATAGTTTTCACTGAGACAAACAAATATCGGATTAATGTCTGCTTCGTATAGTTTTTTATTAGAGTTAATAGCCATTTCCTTACGGAAATCTTTTGAATTTTTACAAACAACTCTTGATAAAGGTTCCCCGTAAATGCTTTGATACTTGCCTCTTTGGTCGGGGTAATAAAAAGTGTATCGAACTGGAAACTCTTTAAAGACTCGCTTGCCTTCATTAGTTCGTTCAACAACTTTGATGATATCAGCATCACGCTGAAAATATGCGTCTACGTACAAATTAATTTCTCCTATGCAATTTACGGCTTGCAAATACCAACTGTGCGGATTATGGCCCGCCTGCCCTTCTATTACATATTTATAAGTCTAATATAACCTATTAGATCAATAGTGACTAACAGTATATAGTTAGCTACCATACCTGTACTCTTACGAGTCCAAGCGGCCCATCCAAAAATAGCACACTGTGCAATAAAGACTGGATAGAGATAAAAGAACAAGGGATCGGTTGCGCCGGCTGCTAGCACCAGTGCGCAACCTAAGCTCATAAACCATGCTGTGATTTCTAGTGTAAATCGGGTAGGCCACTCTCGATAGTCTGTCCTTGCCCAATTATAAACGCCTTTTATAAATTCCATTAATCTTGCGGCAAGCGTCCAGTTACACCTAGAATCATTTCAACGTCTTCCCAAGCAGATTCATGTTCTTTCCAATTGTCTTTATGTGCAATGGTAATTGCTTTGTTGATAACACTGGGTTTAATTTCTAATTCTTCTGCTACTGCTTTAACAGTTTCTCTTAGACCTTCTTTAAGATCTTCAATTTCTCTTAGTACTGTTGAACCTTCGTTGATTAAACGTTCAAGTTTGGCTTTTTCTTCAGGTCCATACATTCTTGTGCTCATAGCATCTCCTAGTAAAGTGTTAGTATACAGTAATTAGTAATTAAGGTCAAGAGAAGTCAAAAAAATAGCAGCCAATGCTGCTATTTTTGAGCGTATTGCTTTATTATCTTAAACCTGCAATAGATAACATTCTGCTTAAAGATTCTTCAAAGTCTTGTCCAGGTACTTGTTTTGCGCCACCGCCAGTTACTGGAGCCCCGCTGGCTGCTAGATTTTTCTCTACGTTTTGATCGTTTCGACTTTTAAAATTTCGTGCACCACCTTGAGCAGCAATTAATGCAGCCGATGCTGCTGCATATTCTGGAGCACCTGGTTGTACTTGCTTGCCGTTAAATGTAATAGGACCATCTGGCTTGCCCAGTTTCATTGTACCTTGTACAGATTGATTAGATTGGGTTGACGTAGTGCCCGCGGCTGGTAACTTTGGCACCCTACTAGGTGCAGCCGCTGTAGGTGCAGCCGCTGTAGGTGCAGCCGCTGTAGGTTGTTGTTTTGCAATCGGTGTTGAACCGCCACGTGTAGGTGCTGCTGGTAATCCTGGTGCTGCTGCTTTTCTTGCAGCAGTATCTTGTGCAAATGTTTTTGCTGGAGCTGCCGCCGGGTTAGCTGTAGGTGCCGCAGGAGCTGCTGCCGGGTTAGCTGTAGGTGATGCAGGCTTAGTAGTTGTCATGTCAAGTTCTTTACGCCCTGGAGCCGGAGCAGGGTTTGCTGCCGGAGCTGGTGGTGCTTTCGCAAATCGATCTTGCGCAGGTGCTGATGTTCCGCCTTTAGCAATTTTGTCTAGTGTGTCACCTGGCTTTACTGTATACTCAGTACCGTTAGGTAATTTAATCTTTTGACCAGCTTGTATTTTGTTGACGTCTTTAATAGCTGGATTTAACTTTTGAATATCTTGAGCACCTGCGTTGCCTTTATAAGCAGTAGGAGTAGCTGGAGCAGCTGGAGCAGCTGGAGCAGCGGCATTAGCTGCCACAGCCTTATCAACGCCAGTTACATCGTCTTGCGCACCAGATTTAATAGCATCAGCTTGTGCAGTATCGGCAGCATTGGCAGCACCTGCTTGTCCCATACTCATGTCTGTAGCACCTGCAGCAGCGTCGGCAGCATTGGCAACACCTGCTTGTCCCATACTCATGTCTGTAGCATTTGCGGAAGTATCGGCAGCATCAGCGGCAGCTTGCTCTCCGGGATTACCTACCCCAGTTGCGGCACTAGTAGCTGCGCCACCTGGCGCAGCTTCTCCAGGTAATGGTTTTGGCATACGAGCCATGATATTTTGATCAGTTGCGTCAGCACCGCCTAACCATTTTAACTGACTAGGAGTTAATTTAGCCTTAGCCGCCGCAGCCGCATCTGCTGTGGGCGCTGCCGTGCCTGATTGTACAGGAGCACCAGAACCACTAGTTACTGGAGCACCAGAAC